ACCTCGACCAGGAACGCGGTCAGCGCATTGTGGTACTCGTCAATCGGCAGGTCTTTGGCATGGACCCGTTGCACGAACATCTGGAATCCCGGGCGGTAACTCACGAAGTCCGCCCATGACGCTCCTGTCACCAGCAGGTTGTGCGTGATCTGCCACTTGTAGGCAGACGGCAGCGCCCCGGCCTTGAGGTATTCGACGTGCGTCTTGAGCGCCGGGCACTTGATTTCGATGATGCCGCCGATGCTTCCGGCCTCTACGACGTGGCCATCAAGCGAACAGCCGGCCATCACGTCGTCGCAGCGGATGAATCCGGTCTGCACCACGTCAGGGCCGCACATGCCCTCATACGCCATGCGGGCGTAGGGCTCGTGCTCGGTGCCCCACTTCATGGCGTCGTTAACGTAACCTGCCGGCGGCAGTTGCCCGGTGACGCGCTGCTCTGCCAGTTCGTAGCAGTAGTTGACCCGCTGGATAGACGGTTCGCCCTTCTTTCTGCCCTCGGCCATGATGGCGTCCGCACGACTGCCAGTGACCCGGCCAAGGCGGGCGGCCAGCCATTCCGGCGTGCCCTGCTCGCACTGGATAATAGTGTGCCTCACGATTGCAGCTCCTTGGCGCGGACCTCGGTGGCCGACTTGATGGCCGACCAGGTATCTGAATCCTTGGCGCGGGCGCACTTGTCGGCCCACGTCTTGCGGAATGTCCGCAGCGTGTCGAGGTCGTTGATGGCGTCGATTTCCAACAGGATGGAGTCAACGTCAAAGCCGGACGCCTGCCCGGCGCGGGATTCGTCGTCCTCGCCGGTTTCCAGCATTAGAACCTTGAGGATTGCCGACTTGGTAGCGTAGGTCAGCGCCTTTCCGGGTGCCTTGTCGCCGTTGTCCTGCGCGTGGGCCTGCACGAATACCTCAATGCGGTCATCGGGCTTGTCCGCGTTGACGAAGGAAACGCAGTAGTTACCCTCGTACAGGTGCATCTTGATATTCACGCCGTCGCGCATGATGAGCATTTGCCCGGACGCCTGACTTGCCATGACAACAACCCCGGCCTTTACCAAGGCTGCGCGGCATACGGACACAACCTTGTCATGCGTCACGGCCTTGTAGGTCTGGCCGCCGCCTGACACATCCTTGTCCTTCTGGACATAGGAAACCTCGCGCATGACTGCGTTTATGCGCTGGTAGATGTTCAACTCGCTCATGCTGCATTCTCCTTCATCATCTTCACCGCCAGCGCATCCACGATTTCCGACCCGTGGACACGCTCTGCCATCGCAAAGGCAACCGGCAGGGCGCGGTCTGCGTATTCCTGGACCGGCTCGTCGTTCGCTGCGTCCTCGACGCGGACGACCCACACGGCGGACTCCTGCCAGACGCGGACATTCATGCCGCACCCCCGAGGTTTGCGAGGAAACGGAACAGCCCAAATGCTGCGGCGTAGTCGTTTGGATTCATGGTGTAACCTCCTTGGTGTGAGTCAGCAGTATACCCGATTGCCGGCACTTGAAGTTACCACCCGTCGGCTCGCAGCAGGACGGCAGCGTAATCCTGCGCGTTGGCAATGGCGACCTCGTGGCAGGCTGCCGACAACTCAGATTTGAGCAGGTGGTTAGCCTGCTCATGCTGTCCGGCATCCAGCAGGTTCGCGACCTGCCTGAGCGCTGCCGGAGACAGGTGCTCGACGATTGCGGAATCGCCTATTGTTGCCGATCCGGTGTGAAACTCACGTCCCGACATCAGTTCGGTATATATCTCGTTGTATGCCGCATCGTGCGCCGCATCTCGCCTGTCTGCCTGCTCCTCTATTGCCAGCCGTTGGCGTTCGTAGTAGTCGTCTGCTGATTGCATGTGCTGCCCTCCAATTGGAGCCGCAATCCTGACCGACCGCAGGCCAGCCGTCAACCGGCCAAACTACCGCCCGTCGGCACAATGTATTCCCGCCCGTCGGCTGCGGTATAGTCCGCCTCGGAGGTAACAACATGCAGCAATCCGTCATTCTGAAACACTTGCGGAACCTGACCGCGCAACAGGTCGGCATCTGTGAGCAGTCACGCCGCCGATACCTGGCCCGCGAACGGCCAGTCCCGTTTACTGTCGGGTGGGCAATCCTGCACGAGGCCGGCGAGGTTGGCAGCCCGTGCCCTGACCTACAGACCGTGGTTCGCACGCTGGCCATGTCGTGCACGCTGGCCGAGATCGGCCAGCAGGTAGGGCTGGACGGCGACACCATCGGCTGCTATGCGGCCGGTCGGCGCAGGCGGGTAATATGGGACAACGGCGTCCGGCTGCTGCGGCTCGCTGGAGTGGAGGTCAAATGAGCCTGCACGCCTACGAGGCCGCAAAGGCAGACTGGATCAGCCGCCATCCGCAGGCAACGCCCGAGGAGTACCAGCGGGCTATGGCCTCGCTTGCGAGGCGGTACGGGGTCTAATACAATCGGAAATGGCAGCGGATAGAGGGGTCTGCTGCCACGACGGTTTCCACATGCGCCCGCCCAATCCCAGAGTCCTCCCGCAAGGGTGTCTTGGCTGGAGGTTGGCCCCTCGGGCGCAGTTGGAAGCCGTCGAAGCCAAGACAACAGAGGACTACAGCGTGTTCTATTGGAAGCTCCACGTCGGAGACTGGGCGAAGTCAACGGCCCACCTGTCAGCGTCAGAGACAGGGTTCTATATCCGCCTGCTCAATTGGTACTACGACCGCGAGGGGCCATTGCCGGCTGACCGACAGGCCATCTATCGCATCGCCGGCGCCCGCTCTGGGCCTGAACGGCGGCAACTCGATGGTATATTGGCAGAGTATTTTTGCGAGAGTTGCGACGGGTTCAGGAACAAGAGGGCTGACGAGGAATTGGCGCAAGCGTCTGAAAAGTCTGAAAAAAGGAGGGTCGCCGCCCAAAGCAGGTGGAATGCAAATGCATTGCAAGTGGATTGCAAAGGCGATGCTATCCAAGACCCCAAGACTCCAAGACTCCAAGATAAAGAGATTAGTCCTTCGGACTTGTCGGCTGATGCCGACGCCAACAAAGTCCCGGCCACGGACGTGATGGCGGCATACAACTCGGAGTGCGGAGACCTGTACCCAATGGCAACGCAACTGACTGACAAGCGCCGCCGGGCTATCCGAAAACTGTGGATGGCCGACAGGACGAACCAGGATGAGAACCGCAGGACTGACCGGCTGGAATACTGGCAGCGGTACTTCGAGCATTGCCGGCATGGAATCCGGTTTTTTCAGGATGCGGCAGCAGGAAAGCAAAAAGGCGACCACGCCAATTGGCGGCCGGACTTCGACTTCCTGACACGTGAATCTACGTGGATAGGTGTCAGGGAGGGCCGTTACCAATGAGCGTTATCCAGCCGCCACACAGCGCAGAGGCTGAACAATCGCTGCTCGGGGCAATCCTCGGAGATAACCGGAACTGGCTCGCAGCATCACGGCACATGCGCCCAGACATGGTTTACGGCTCGGCGAATCGTGAGGCAATCGAAAGGGCGGCTGCGGAAATCTCGTCCGGCCGTGCTATTGACGTTGTGAGTCTGTCTGATTTTGTTACCGAGGCTGACATCCGATACATTGGGGAGTGCCAGCGGAGTTGTCCTTCGTTTGCGCCGTCGAGCGTAGAAGCGTGGGCAAAAATAATTGCCGACAGGTACCGTCGTAGGCAGTTGCTCGCGGCGTCCTACTCGATAGGCGACAAGGCTCTCAAGGCGGCCTCCGCGTCAGACGCAATCGCTGAATCCAGGCGTGCCCTAGATGCCGTGGAGGACGCTGCTGTAGGCGGTGGCCCGAGGTCTCCGGAATCCTACATGTCGGACTGGCTGGATTCTGTAAAGTGGCGCAGGGATAACCCTGGCGCAATGCGCGGCCTCGCTACTGGGCTGGAGCGATTGGACGACAGGTGGGGGGGCCTATGTGCTCCTGACCTGATAATTCTCGCTGCTCGCCCATCAATGGGCAAAACAGCACTGGCTGTGAACATTGGCGAGGAGGTCGCCAGCGGCGGGAAGCAGGTGCTCATGTTCTCAATGGAAATGTCGGCATCGCAATTGATCGACCGTCGCGTGTCTGCCGTTGGAGGAATCAACCTCAAGCAGTTGCGCGACCAGAACCTAGACGGTGACGAACTTACCCGCATGGTATCGGCCAGCGCATCGCTGCGAGACAGGCCGTTTTACATTGACGACCGTTCGGCGCTTCCGATTGACGAGATACACGCGACATGTGACGCCCATAAGGCACGCAACGGCCTCGGGCTTGTTATTGTTGACTATCTTGGGCTTGCGACAAAGCCGGGCGCAGAGTCGCGCATTCACGAGGTGCGCGCCATATCGTCAGGGCTTAAGAAGATTGCCAAGGATTTGAACATCCCGGTTCTGGCGTTGGCGCAGTTGAACCGCCGCTGTGAGGAACGCGCAGACAAGCGCCCGCTGCTGTCTGACCTGCGGGAATCAGGCGACATTGAGCAGGACGCAGACATTGTGTCATTCCTCTACCGTGAGTCCTACTACGAAAAGGAGGCCGTTGGTTGGCACGGCGTTGCCGAGATAATCACGGCCAAGAATCGTAACGGCGAGGTCGGGACGGACTACGTTGCCGAGCAGTTGAATTACTCGCGGTTCCGCAACCTGTACGGATGGACTAAGCCTGAGCGGAAGAAATCCAGGGGGCCGAACCTGTGAAAGAGGGCATGGACGTAAGGCATATATCTAGAATGGAGTGTGCCCCATTCATTCTTGGAATACACTACGCAAAAAGATGGCCGCCAATTTCCTACAGGTTTGGGCTATTTGTGGATGGACTTTTAGAGGGGGTGGTTACATATGGAGTTCCATCATCGGCACCATTAAGGAATGGGATAGCCGGGAAAGAGTTTTCTGTGAACGTCTTGGAATTAAACAGGCTTTGCCTTAAATCGAATGAAAGAAACCACGCTTCATTTTTGGTTTCGTCGTCTCTGCGGATGCTGAAAAGGCTAGGCGACTTCATTGTTGTGTCATACGCAGACACAGAGCAGGGACACAAGGGGTATGTTTATCAGGCATGTAACTTTGCTTATTATGGTCTGTCTGCCAAGCGGACAGATTGGAAGATAAGAGGGATGGAGCACCTTCATGGCCAAACGATAGCAGACAAGTTCCGAGGCAAAGATGATAGGGCCGCCGCCATAAGGGCGGAATACGGTGACGATTTCTATCTTTTGGATAGACCAAGGAAGCACAGATACATTTATTTATGCGGTTCAAAATCATTCAGAAAGGCAGCAGGGAAGGCAATTAAATATTCAAAGGAGCCTTACCCGAAATGAAAGCCACCCGCGAAGTGGTCAGCTCACGGCAGGTCATACAGGCTACCGAGTGGGTGCGCGAGTGCCTTGGCCGCATCGTTGCGGGCGGGCGCACAGGCAGGGTTGTGGTCATATCCGACGACGGCCCGACGGCAGAAATGCGGGGCAAGTTGCACGCCATGGCCGCCGACCTAGCCAAGCAGGTGCCGACCTACAAGGGCGCGTCCATGGGCGACACACTGACCACCCGTCGGGAAGCATGGAAGGCGGTATTGGTGTCTGCGGCGGTTGCTGATAGGTTTGTACCTGGTTACCACGGCGGGCTAATCAGCGTCCGGCCTAGCAGCGAAACCCTAACGAGGGCGCAGTATTGCGATGCCATCGAAGCGGGGAACCAGGTAGGCGCTGAGTGTGGGGTTGTTTGGAGCAAGGAGGGAACATGATTAATATCAGCAGAATCGTGAGGGCGTGGCCGGTTGTTGACGGCTGGAGTATATCTCCAGGTGTGGAGTGGTGCGCTAAAGGAAATCGCATCAAGGTTGGCAACGGGTGCAGCCTTGGCGACGGGTGCAAGTTGGGCGACGGGTGCAAGTTGGGCGCCTGGTGCAAGTTGGGCGACCGGTGCACGTTGGGCGACCGGTGCAAGTTGGGCGACTGGTGCGCGTTGGGCGACTGGTGCACGTTGGGCGTCGGGTGCACGTTGGGCGCCGGGTGCGCGTTGGGCGACCGGTGCAAGTTGGGCGACTGGGCGACTTTCGTTATTGATGCAGGATGCCCGCAGAACACCTACAGGGTATGCCTTGTCATTGTTGGCGGCATTGCACAGGTTCACGCCGGCTGCCGTATGTTCACGCTGCAACAGGCGTATGACCACTGGTCAAGCCACAAAGAGCCTCGTGGAGAGTACGTAGATTGCGTCGTGTACCTGACGTTAGTCGCAAAGCGCCTTGGCCTGAATCTTGGCCAGACGAAATGCAAATGACCAAGGCTGAACGCGATCACCTAGACCGCCTAGCCGGCATGGGGTGCATCCTGTGTAACCTGTTGGGCTACGGCGATACGCCGGCACAGGTACACCACCTGCGTGACGGTCAGGGCATGGGGCAGCGGTCGAATCACTACCACGCAATCCCGCTGTGCTATGAGCACCACCAGGGGCGCGACGGGCTGCACGGTTTGGGAACGCGTGGATTTGAGCGGCGCTACGGCTACACCGAGGCGCGATTGTTGGAGATTGTCAGGGGGAGGCTTGGGGTATGAGCGAATGGCAACCGATTGAGACTGCGCCGAAGGATGGGCGTGTTGTCCTGTTCTGCGATGAGAGAGGGAACAGGTGGACGGATTGTTCACCTTTCATGATGGAGAACGGGTGCGGACTCCCGCCGGTTGTGTGGATGCCACTCCCGCCGCCCCCGGAGCCCAAGCCGTGAGGGCCGCGAAGGTTGACCAAAACCAACCCCTCATTGTTGCCACGCTGCGGGAGGTTGGCGCTACCGTCCAACACCTGCACGCGGTCGGGAAAGGATGTCCTGACTTGCTTGTCGGCTATCGCGGGCAGAACCACCTGATAGAGGTCAAGGATGGCAGCAAGCCTAAGTCTGCGCGCTTGCTTACGCCAGACCAGGTTGAGTGGCATTCCGGTTGGCGCGGCTGCGTCAGGATTGCCGAATCAGTAGACGACGCCCTGCGGATTATCGGGGCAACACATGGAGCGACAAAACGATGACACAGTTACAGACGACGGCGCTTGTATGGGCGTTCGCTATTGCAATCATTTTCCTCCTGTTCGTGCTGGCGTGGTTTGAGATTCACCGCCCGGTGAAGCTGACGCCGGAGGAGGTTGCAGACGCCATTGCGGCGCTGCTCAATGAGCATCAGGTTTTTCTTGTGAGCGATGCGGTGCAGGATTGCGTCACGGTCCAGCGTTTCCCTGAATACCTGGATGCCGACAACATCGCCAGCGGTAACCGAATCATCAGCGTGGGGAGTGCATCGTGAGGAACGAGGGGATCAGTGCGTTTCAGTGGAGGAAGTTCGTGCGCGTGCCGCAGACGAAAGACATCGTTGTGCGCGGTGCAATCCGGTTTATCTACGTAGGCATCCGCAGCCTGAACGGGGAGCAGGTGGAATGCTGGGCGGTGCCCGGTGGCCAGTTTGTTACCCGTCGGCGTGCGCTGGCGTTGGCGGCGGCATTGGCGCAGGAGTTGTCATGAGCGGGGTGGCCGACCTTGCCAAACTGCCACCGCATGGCCGGCTGCCCAATGGCGAGGGGTTCGGCGGGTTCACGCGCTTGGACCCGATGGACGTGGCGGGCGCGCTGGGCATGGGTGCGCTGGACGACCGGGCCTATCAGTGGGGAATGCTCAAATGGGCCGGCGACCACGGGATGCTGGTCCGGGTGACAAACACGCTGAGGCACTACGCCCGGCAGGCGGCCATCAGGTGCGGGAAGCGGCCGACACCGGATCAGGTTGCGGGGCTGGCCACGTTGGCGGTGCTGATGGGCCTACATGACGCCGTGTGCGACAGGTGCAACGGGTCTGGCCTCGTGGCCGCCAAGCCCTGCGAAAAGTGCTGCGGCAGCGGCCGGGTGCCGATGTCTGGCCGTCGGCAGGCTGAGATTGTCGGGATTGCCCGGGAGACGTGGCGGGAGGGCCGGTGGTCGCAGGTGGTCGCGGTGTTGTCAGGTGTGACGGCGGTGTGGGATTCGTCGATTGACGAGCACCTTAAAAAATATCTGCCGCCGGGTGCTTGACACTCCGGTCACGCAATGGTATCAATTCACTAGTTTGGCATTCTTCGCCCGTTTCTCCAGCCCCGACTCGAGTCGGGGCTTTTTCGTTTCTGGCCGCCGACGCTCCGGGAAACCGGGCGCACTTTCGGCGGCTGTTTCCTTGGCCCTCCCCGGCGCGCCCGACAGGCACATCTCAACAACAGGCCGGCGCGCAGGGCCACCCGAACACCGACCCGCCCGGTTAACTCCTTCCGCCTGGCCCGGGCGGCAATAGGCGCGGAGGGCACCCAAGGAGAACGCCATGACCACCATCCGTGCGGTCCTCGACCGCGTCATTGTCGAGCGCGAAGATCACCAGGGGACCATCCAGCTCGTCGGCCACAAGGAACATCGCGGCCGCGTGCTGGCAGTCGGCCCCGGTCGCTGGAAGCAGACCGCCGAAGGGAAGGAGCTGTTCTTCCCGACCAGCCTGAAGCCGGGCGACCGGGTCATCTTCAGCCACAGGGCCGGCATGGAGACCGAGGTCGAAGGCCAGCAGCTTCTGGTCATGCGCGAGGACGACGTCATGTGCGTGATCGAGGACGACGCAGAAGTCGGCCTGTCCGAGAACTGGGCGCCCGAGAAGTCGCAGACCGTGGCCAGCCTGAATTTCCGGACCTGACATCCAGGGTAGATGAGAATCGATGGCAAAGGGGCGCAAGACCGGCGGCCGGAAGAAGGGCACGCCGAACAAGCTCACGCAGGATGTGATGGCCAAGTTGGATGCCCTGGGCTGCGACCCGATTGAGGGCATGGCCCGGATTGCGCTGGGCGAGGCGCGCTGCTTCGTGTGCGTGGATGGACAGGTCACGCGGGCGCAGTTCCTGGAGTTGATTGGCCTGCGGGCTCCGGCCAACTGGGCAGAGAAGCCGACTGACGAGGTCGATGCAGAGTCGACCGAGACGGTGACCTGCCCCCGCTGTGGCGGCTCTGGCGAGGCGATGGTCGACACCAAGCAGCGCGGCGAGATGTTCAAGGAGCTGGCGCAGTACGTGGCGCCCAAGCGCAAGGCCGTCGAGCACAGCGGTGGCATTGACCTGAACCACCTGACCGACGATGAGCTCGACCGCGAGATCGCTGCCCTTACCGGCAAAGAATGAGCTGCTGCGGCTGCTCAAGGAAAAGGAACGGCGGCGCCGGCAGAACAGCCTGACCCAGTACCGCCCGTACCCCAAGCAGTTCGAGTTCCACGCCCTTGGGAAGGCCATCCGCGAGCGGCTGTTCATGGCCGGCAACCAGCTCGGCAAGACCTACAGCGGCGGCGCTGAGTGGGCCTACCAC